AAAAAAATAATGATGTGGCAAGAATCGAACTCACGTCTTATATACAAGAGTCCGGAAGAGGATCGATGGCGTTGGTCCAATAAATGCCACGAAAATAAAGCTACTTACCTGGCCTTGCCAAAGAGCCGGAGGGCCAGAGGGCCAGCCATTGGAGGAAAAAATTTTAATTTGTCCCACAATTTATTTTTTCTAGAGGAAAGGGATAAAGGGAAAGTGAGTAGGAGGTTGGGGGTAATACTGAACCCCAACCTATGTCTCAGAGCTGCAATTGGGTATTTACGCTTAACAATCCTAAAGATGAATTTTACCGAACAGATGGAATTAGATACATTACTTACCAATTGGAATTGGGAGAAAATGGAACCACTCATGTGCAAGGATACATCATTTTCACTAATAGGAGAAGACTTAAAGGGGTGCAAGACACCATTCAAAAAGCTCATTGGGAGATACGAAGAGGATCCCACGAAGAAGCTAGGGATTACTGCGGAAAAGGCTCAACAAAACTTACTCCCACGTTTATGTGGGGAGAAGAACCTAGACCTGGGAAAAGAAATGATTTGGAACGATGTAAACAAATACTCGATGAAGGAAAATCAATGGCTGAATTGGCAGATGAATGCTTCGCACCATTTGTCAAATACTATAGGGGATTTGAAAGATACAAACTTATTAAATTTAAACACGAGGATAGCGAACCTAGAGTGTCTATTATCTACGGTCCTACAGGAACAGGCAAGACAAAATACTGCAATGAGAAATACCCGAAAGCGTATTGGAACTTTGGAACGAAATGGTTCGATGGATACGAACAAGAAAGAGAAGTTATCTTCGATGAGTTCTACGGAAACTTGCCGTACAGCATGGTCCTCAGATTATGTGATAGATATCCCTATAGCGTGGAAACCAAGGGTGGAGTCACTCCCTGGAATGCTAAGATTGTCATATTCACGACCAACAAAGAACCAAGTAAATGGTACGATGGAGTTAGAATGAACTTTGCTCCTCTAGCTCGCAGAGTTAAAGAATGGGTATATATGCCTGTATTAGGAGAAACTTATATATATAATACATATGAAGAGTTTTTTAATAAAATATTTAATCTTTATTGTTGATATTTACATTGAAAATAATAAGTAAAATTAATCATGCCTATTGGAACTTGAGTAGATTCAGGAGGAAAATCAGTACCATCAAAAACACTAAGAGTTGATTGGGGAACACTCTGCTTAGGACAACGAGCCCTAACAACAAAACCATTAAATGGAATATTTTGTTCGCCGTCAACTGCATCTAAAGGATACCACTGTTTATAATTATTAACATGTTGAGAATAACCGGAATTGACAATTGGAATACTAGATAAAACAGAAGGAGTAAAATACATTTTATGGTGTTTATAAATAGATTTAACACGAGATGAAATAGTCTGTAAAGAAGCATTATAACCGGCAGCAGAATTACCATAATTAGAATTATAGGCTTGATAATCTCTAACTGTATCATATACAATATTACCAGCAATAGCACCAGAAGATGCACCTTCAACACCTGAATTATATGGTGTGCCAGCATTCATTGAAGGAGTAAAAGACATTTTAATTTTACATACACGAAAATAACGAAACAAATTTCTCATAGATGAATACTCAGAAGTATTAATAATAGGATAAGTAGTGCCAGGAATACTAGGACTAATAACACTAGATGTAATAACTATATATCTAAGATCAGAAACATTAGTCAAATTAAATTGAACAAAAATAGAAGCAACATCATCTGTGCTACCATTCTGTAGCCAAACTACTTGGGGAACAGACTTACGTTTGAAAGAAAATACCGAATTATTAGTACGAGGAGAACGCTTAGTAATCCTAGTAACGCCTCTAACTCTACGAGAAGTACGTCTATAAGAGCGTCTGGGACGTTTGGCATTTCGGCGATAAGTGGAAGAACGTCTTTTACGAACAGAATAAGCAGTACGAGCCATAAAAAAAATAATGATGTGGCAAGAATCGAACTCACGTCTTATATACAAGAGTCCGGAAGAGGATCGATGGCGTTGGTCCAATAAATGCCACGAAAATAAAGCTACTTACCTGGCCTTGCCAA